GCTAAGAGGTCTGGTAAAACCGTTGTAGATAATGACCTGTTTTTATATGAGCTTAAACGTGTACACAGTATTGCAGAGCGAGAGAGCGTCGCCCATCCACAGTACATACTTGCCGCATCCGACCTTGGCGCAATTCAGCGCAACATCCTCACAGAGCTACAAAACAAGTATGATTTAGAGTTTCAATTCGACAAACACAACCGTTTTAAATTGTTTGGTGTACAGGTGTGTTGCTTTGGTCACTCCAAGATTAATGACTTGGGGCGCATTCGCGGTATGACGGCTTACGGCGCATATATCAACGAGGGTTCTGTTGCCAATCAGGAGGTGTTTAACGAGATAAAGTCCCGTTGCTCCGGTACTGGTGCACGAATCCTGATTGACACCAACCCCGATAACCCCGAGCACTGGCTCAAAAAGGACTACATCGACAAGGCCGACGGCAAAACGATTGTGCAGTTTCCGTGGACATTGGAGGACAATACCTTCTTGACTGAACGCTATGTGCAGTCAATCAAAGATTCCACGCCATCCGGTATGTTTTATGACCGCGACATCAACGGCGCTTGGGTATCGGCATCCGGCACGGTGTATCCCGACTTTGACCAGCGTATCCACTATGTGGACAAACTGCCCGACAACATTGTTCGGCATTTTGTCGGTGTGGACTTTGGCTGGGAGCACTACGGGGCGTTTGTCCTGATAGGTGTTACGGACGATGGCGAGTACTACCTGTGCCGCGAATGGGCGGCGAAGCACCGCCACATTGCCGACTGGATAAACATAGGCAAGCAAATCAAGGAGCAGTGCGGCGACGTCAACTTTTACTGCGATTCGGCGCGGCCTGATTTAATCCAGCAAATGCGTATCGCTGGCCTGCGCGCCATCTATGCACGCAAAGATGTGTTGGCCGGTATCGCTGAGGTGGCAAGCCTATATAAGCAAAAGCGGCTGTTCATCCTCCGCTCCGGTGTACAGCAGTTTCCGAAGGAAATCTATTCTTACGTTTGGAAGCCAAACGCGGATGAGCCGGTCAAGGAAAATGATGATGTGCAGGATGCCATCCGGTATGGCATTTATTCAGATTTAAAATACGGGAGGTGATACACATGATACCAGCCTTTATACAAGCCGAGCTGTATGGTCCTTACGGCTATGACACGCTCAAAAAACTTGGACAAATTGAGCGCTTGTACCACATTTACGAGCACGGTGCAGAGTTTCAGTGTGACCACACGGATGGCTTTACCCCAGCAAAACTCCAATCCAATCAGGTTAAAAAGCTCATCAAAAAGCAGGCTCAATTTTTGTTTGGTAAAACGCCGGAGCATAAAATTTCCTGCCCAGACGAACCCGCCACGAAAGACAACGGTAAGGTCAACGAATCCGCCATGCAGGATTATGTCAATGCCGTATTAAAAGCCAACTTGTGGGGTGACAAGCTCATCAAGGGAGCAAAGGATTGCTTCATCGGCGGACGCGTAGCCATCAAGGCCAACATCGACAAGGACAATATCGGCCTGTTGTTTGTACCGGCAGATTCGTTCGTCTTTGAAACTGATTTGGACGATGTGGACAAGCTCAATAAGATTGTCTTTTTTTACACTTTAAAGGACGATGAGGAGCGCGAACGCCAGCGCATTTGGGTACAAAAGTACCGAATGGAAAATGGCGCTTGCCTGTTGTCGGAGCGAATTACGGATGGTAACGGCAAACCGGTCGAGGTTCGCCATGAGGACTACAATACGGGGCTTGGCCGCATTCCGGCATATGTCATTATCAACGACGGGCTGTCCGGCGAGACAGACGGCGAAAGTGATGTCGAAACCATCCAGTCTGAGGATAGCTGGTATAGCAAAATGCGCTCGGCCAATTTGGACAGCCTGCGCAAGTCCATGAATCAGATTATCTGGATGTCCGGTGTGGAGCCAAAATGCTTTGAAAAATTCACCACGGCGCCCGGTTCCATTTGGGACGTTGAAGGGGATATTTCGCAGGCCGGTGATACAAACCAAGCAAACGTACAGGTTGGCACAATCTCCAACGATTTTAATTATGCTACCGCCTACGCCGACACACTGTCCAACCTCAAACAGAGCATGGGCGACGCGCTGGGCGTGCCGGATTTGGACTTAGAAAGCACCAAGTCGCTGATTACCAGCGGCAAGGGCTTAAAGGCGCTCTATTGGCCGCTCATCTGCCGATGTGAGGAGAAAATGAACGTCTGGCGCCCAGCACTGGAATGGCTGACCGAACTCATTTTATACGCCGCTGAGGTCTTCCCTCCCTTGCGCAAAGTGTATGGCGATTTCAAGCCAGCTTTGCATATTGTAACCATCGATAACCAATACCCGTTGCCGGAGGATGAGGACGAAGAACGCACGCTGGACATGCAGGAGGTCAACACGCAGACACGCTCCCGTAAATCCTATCTGATGAAGTGGGGCGGCAACGCCCACAAAGGACTGTCTGCCGAAGAAGCCGACGAAGAATTGAAACAGATTGCCCTTGAACGCCAGCTCTTGGAGGATAGCTACGAGGGCATGATTGAGGATGTGGAAGAAGACGATACCGGCGGTGATGAATAATGCCAAATGGCCATATCGAGCAGTACCTCGATGCCATCCGGCGCATACAGCGCGAACGAATACGCATTACAAAAGACCAGCAAAAGCAGATTGCCGCGCTGTACCGTGAGATTGCGGCCGACTTAGAACAGCGGCTGAAAAAATACAATCCAAACACGCTCGGTTATCGCTGGCTTGATGATTATGCTAAAGTCCTGCGGAGCGCCGCTACAGACCTCACCAATGGCATTGTCGATATTGTGACAGGAAACATGCTGGCTATTGCAACCTCCGTTGTACAGGCCGAAATGACGCTGTGGAGCGCAATCGCCCCCGGACTGTCCGAGCGGTTTTCGGATGTCTTTTCAAGCATTCCGCAATCGGTGGTCAATGAGCTGTTGTCCGGCGGTATCTACAAGGATTTTCGCGGCCTGTCTGAGCGGCTTTGGAACTATCAAGGCAAGTTTGACCGTGACATCCAGTATATCATCAATCAAGGCATTTTGGCGCAAAAGTCAGCTTACGACATTGCCAAAGATTTAGAACGGTACCTCAACCCATCCGCGCGAAAGCCGTTTGACTGGTCAAAGGTGTATCCGGGTGTATATAAGACGGTGGACTACAACGCCCAGCGGTTGGCACGTACCAGCATCACACACGCATACCAACTGGCTTTTCAGCGTGCCACGAAAGATAATCCGTTTGTGGAAAAGTACAAGTGGCTGGCATCCAACGGCGGCCGTGTGTGTCCCCTGTGCGCGTCACGGGACGGGCAGTTATTTGACAAAGATGCCGTGCCGCTCGACCATCCAAACGGCATGTGTACGCTTGTGGCCGTTATCCCTAAGAGCTATGACCAGATTGCAGAGGAATTGGCGGATTGGGCAAACGGCGGCGATAATCCCGCATTGGATAAATGGTTGTATCCTAGCGGTAAAAGTGGTATAATAAATACGGGAGCCAAGAAGACAGAGGGCTGGCAGAACAGGCATGCGGATTTGATGTACGAAGAAATTCGCCACAGAACAACAGATGTTAAACGTATAGCACAAAACACCCCGTTCACCGAAAAAGCTATCCGAGACATTAAAGAACACATGTTTATTAAAGAGCATCATTTTGCGGATGGCTCTGTCAAGCGCTTCGACTCTGATTTCGACCAAGTACAGGCGTGGGATAGATTAACTCACGGAAACGGTACAGAATTAGACTTAATCATGCTGAGACATGAATTTGTTGAATTGACGCAAATGAAACTTTATGGCTATGATTACGAAACCGCGCATGAAATTGCGAATCGATATCATAATTGGGCGAAGAAATTAATTGAGGAGATGAAATAAATGTGGTGGTTTGTTAAGAAGATATTAGATGATTCAAATACCGTTGCGTATGCTTATGGCTTTGAAAGCAAAAAGCTAAGCGGCGAAGTCTCATATAACAAATCTACGCAACAGTTTACCCTCTCCAAACTCGCGGATAACGATAACCAAAAGATAGCGGAACGCTTTTTATTTAGACATCTGCATAGAATTATTACCTCGGAGAATTGTCCCGCTGAAAGGCAGATTGCAATAGGATGACCAACGACACAAAGCATCAAGTTCTATACGCCCTCTACTCGGAGTATCAAAAAGATGTGCCCGATATGCGCCTAGTCGATTGGCATAGCGTCGACATTTCTGAGCTGGCCTTTAACGCCGCTCTGCTAAAGCTCCAAAACGAGGGTTATATACAGGGCTTAATCACCAATCCGCCGAATGAGATGAACGCACGCAAGCTCTACGCAGTAAAACGTGACCATGTATTTCTGACTGGCAAGGGTGTGGAATATGTGGAGCAGTTGGCTGGCATCGAAGCCAGCGAAACCGCATCCGCCAAGATTAAACGCTTAGCCAAACAAGCCGGTATCTTCGGCATGGAAATCTTAAAAGACTTTATTTTGTCTCAGATATAACCGCCGCACATGTTGCAGGCGGTTATATTATGCTCATTTTTAGGAGGTGATACCGATGAAATGTCCTTACAATTTAAGCGAAAAAACAGAAATAGTCCAGATTAAACAGGAATTTGCTGATGATTCCGACAATGTGACTGACGTACAGCAGGTTACACACTACACCTACAAACAGGCTGATTGTCAGCATGAAAGGTGTGGCGCGTGGGACCCATACGACAGGCGCTGTCGTTATGTGGGAAGGAGGGATTAAACATGCCAAAATACAGAAAAAAGCCGGTTGTCATTGACGCATTTAAATATGACGGTGACTTAATGACAAGTGACGGCCAGTATTATGCCCCCGGTTGGGCGGTATCAGCCTATAAATCCGACGTCTTGTACTTCAAGCAGGGTGAATTGTACATTCACACGCTCGAGGGTGAACACCATGTATCAACTGGTGATTACATCATTCGCGGCGTAAAAGGTGAACTCTATCCATGCAAACCGGATATTTTTGCTGAGACTTACAAACCGATGAACTGAAAGGCGGTGACCCTTCATCTCCCTGCGCAGGGTTAAGCGCGTCTTAAAGCACAGACGTAAAACAGGCTTATTTTTTATACCCATTTTTAAGAGAGGATTGATTATATGCCCGAATGGCTCGTTAAAATCCTTGCCAAGTGCAAGGCCAAAGACGATGGAACAATTGATTTTACATCTGTCTCGGAAGAGGTCAGCAAAGCGCTGTCCAAGCGCTATGTGGACATGGAAACATACCAAAACGTATCCGCTCAGCTTACCACCGCAAACGGCACCATCGCCGAACTGCAAAAAGTTGATGTGTCTACGTTGCAACGAGAACTGGCAGACGAAAAAGCAGGCCGCGCGCAGGACAAGCAAACCTACGCGCTGAGCACCGCGCTCATTGGCGCAGGCTGTACCGATGTGGACTATGCACTGTACAAATGCCGTGATAAGGCTACCTTTAACGAGGATGGCACACTGAAAGACGCGGATGCCTTTATCAACCTTGCAAAAGAAACCTGTGCGCCAGTGTTTGCACAGGAAGAACCACACGGAACGGGCGGCGCCGGTAACTTTGCTCGTAACCGTGACCATACAAAAACCAAGGAAGAAATCGCAAAAATGACCTACACGGAACTCGCCGCCTACATGGCCGAGCACCCCGATGCGGAAATCTAACTCAAGAAAGGAACATGATTTATGGCTGAATACCAGCAGACCAAATTCGACAGCAAAAGTTTTAATCCGGTTGCGTTTGGCAAATACGTTGACCGCATACCGGCTACAAAGCGCAACGAACTCATTAAGTCGCGTGCTTTAAAAGGCAATACGCAAATTCGACAGGCGTTTAGCTCACAGACCGGCACGGCCTATGCAACCATCCCTATGACCGGCAGAATCGGCGGCACACCGCTCAATTATGACGGCAAAACCGACTTCACCGCTCAAAGCACCACTACGTTTGAGCGCGGAGTAGTCGTGATTGGCCGTATGCAGGCATGGACAGAGAGTGATTTTTCATACGACATCACCGGCGGCAAAAACTTTATGGATGAAGTGGCGGCTCAGGTGGCGGAGTACTGGGATAACGTTGACCAAGACACACTGCTTGCCATCCTGCGCGGCATCTTTGCTATGACCGGTGCAAAAAACTTGGAGTTTGTCAACGGTCACACCATGGACATCACTGCTCTGAGT